CAAGGCTTTAAATCTCAAATATCTGAAGATGTATTGCGTGACGTTAGACTTAAAAAATCCTCAGACTTGCCTGTGCCTGTAGAATTAACTGAAGGTCAAGCATCTCAAAATCCTGTGCTTATATCTCGTGAACGTAATGAGCGTGGCTTTAAAGAAGCTCATGCACAAAGATTTAATGAGCAAAATAGAGCGCTTCAAGAAAACGCTAATATTATTAAACAAAATGTAGCTCCTAATGTATTGACAACCGATTATGTTGCAGACGCTACTAATTTAATTGATTCAGTAAAAGCTATTAAAGAAGCCAATAAAACTAAAACTCAAGAAGCTTATAAAGCATTAGAAAATGCAGCTGGCGGTAAATTTCCTATTGATGGTAAAAAGTTTGCCAATAACGCTATTGAAAAACTTACAAGCGAAGATAGATTAGATTATTTACCTTCTACTATTAAAAACAAATTAGATTCTTATGCGGCAGGTTCTAAAGAAATGAATTTTAATTTATTTGAAAACTTACGTTCAGATTTAGCGGCTGAAATGCGTAAAGCGGATAGAGCTGGTGACGGCAATATGAAAAACGTTTTAAGCGTAGTAAGAAATGAATTAGAAAACTTGCCTATGCAAGAAGGTGACGCTGCATTAAAAGGATTGGCTGACAATGCTAGAAAAACTGCTAAAGCAGACTTTGACCTTGAAAAATCAAATCCTCTTTATAGCAAAGTATTAAATGAAGCAGCTGATAGCAAAGACTTTATACAAAACTTTGTAATTAGGTCTAAAAATGCTGACTTTATGAAATCAGTAGATTTATTAAAAAATGATCCTGTTGCATTAGAACATTTGCGATCAGGCACAATGGACTATATTATTAGAGAATCTACAGACGCAAGCGGAAATTTTAGTAACGCCAAATTTACTAAAGCAATTGAAAATCTTAATGTAAACAAAAAATTAGATGCGTTGTTTGGTGAAAATTCTAAACAATTAAAAGATTTAGCTGAAGTTGCAAAAATTGTAGAAGCTAGACCAAAAGGCTCTTTTGTAAATGAATCCAATACAGCCACAGCTATGGGTTCAATGGTTAAACAATATGGTGGCGAGTTAGTTAAAAGAATACCTGTTGTTGGCGCTGTTGTAGAACCTGCTGCACAAGTATTGCAACAAAGAAGAATAAATAAAGAAGTTAAACAATCTTTAAATCCTAAACCAAAAACAAAATTATCAGATATAGGAAAATAATATGGCAGTCAATCTATCACCCATAGGCAACGGAGTAAGTTTTTTAGGCTTAACAGGCCTACCATTATCAGGTGGAAAGTTATATAGCTACCAAGCTGGCTCATCTACACCGTTAGCTACATACACAACTGTTAGTGGAACAATAGCTAACGCTAATCCAATTATATTGGGAACTGACGGTAGAGCGCCTAATGAAATTTGGCTAACTTTTGGCTATAACTATAAATTTATATTACAAGATGCAAATAACGCAACAATTGCTACTTACGATGACATTTACGGTATTTTAGGAACTATTCCTGCTGTTGCATCCGTATTGCCTACAGGCATGATTCTTTTATGGTCAGGTTCAATTGGTTCTATTCCTGCTGGATTTTTATTATGTGACGGAAATAACTCAACACCTGACCTTCGCAATCGTTTTGTTGTTGGTGCTGGTTCTACTTATTCAGTTAATCAAACAGGTGGTAGTGCGGATGCAATAGTGGTATCTCATAACCATACTGCAACTTCAACTGTTACTGATCCAGGCCATGGTCATCAATTTAAAGGTGGAACATTTAATAACTCTCAAGGTGCAGGCCCTAATGCTATTGCAAATACATCTAACACATTAAGCGATACAACAGCTACTAATACAACAGGAATTACAGTAGCTACAACAACAGCTACATCAGGCACAAGTGGAACAGGTGCAAACATTCCTCCGTATTATGCTCTTTGCTACATTATGAAGAGTTAATTATGACTAAACATTCACTTACAGAAGTTGATAGCCGTTTAAGCGTTCACGAAGAAATATGCGCTTTAAGATATGAAGAAATTGGCGCAAGACTAAAGCGTTTAGAAAGTATTTTGATGGCAAGTGCTGGCGCTATTATTATTTTATTATTAAGCATAGTTTTAAAATAACGTGGATCCGATTACATTACTTGCTACGTTAGGCCCACTTGCTGTTGATTTAGGTAAGTCTTTAATTAATAAATTTATAGCACCCGATGTATTTAAGCCAGCAACCATAGAACAGTATGCTCAGATGAAGCAGATTGACCTTGAGTTTTTTAAAGTAATGAATGAAGCTGGTAGTGGCAATCCTTCTTATCCTTGGGTGGAAGCTGCGGTTAGATTAATGCGCCCTATTATTGGCATTATTGTATTAGGCACATGGGCATACACAGTATTTCATGGCACAATGTCAGATGAAGTTAATAACTTTGCATCCGCAGTTGGCTTTTATTTGTTTGGTGAGCGTTCACTATTTTACGTTAAAAAGAAATGAAATTAACTCAGCACTTTACATTAGAGGAGCTTTACGCTTCTGAATATGCTGATCGCAATAATATAGACAATATGCCTAAAGATGCAACCATATTAAATAATATAAAATGGTTAGCAGATAACTTGCAAAGGATTAGAAATGTTCTTAATTATCCTATTCATGTTAATAGCGCTTATCGTAGCTTACTCGTTAATGCAGGTATTGGAAGTAAGCCTACTTCTAGTCACGTTAAAGGATTGGCTGCGGACATTATATGTCCTGGCTTCGGTAGTCCTCGTGCTGTCGTGGATGCTATTATTTCTAGTGATATTGAGTATGACCAAGTTATTTTGGAATATGATAGATGGTGTCATATCGGCTTTGCACCAAAAGGCGAAAAACAAAGATTACAAAAATTAATTATTGATAAGTCAGGAACTAGAAAATATGGCAACTAATATGAAATTAAAAGAAGAAAAACCTTCTATTAGACATGAGAAAAAAGAATACGTTGTTGAGCGTCAAATCAAAGAGCTAAAGCAAGAATTTCAAGCTCATATTAAAACGCCAATGTCTAAAGCACACCCTAAAAAATAGTGGATGACTTTGCTTTTGTATGTGTGGCGTTTGTCACTACTATGTGCCTTCTTTGCATTGTTAGCATACCTTTACGTTTCATTCTAGAATACGTTATTTGCTATTGGTAAATAAAAAAGGGCATTTCTGCCCTTAATTAATGGTGGATAAGTTTTTCTGAGGAACGCTATTCACCCTATTTAAAATAACTATTTGTTCATTACATACATAGTTACTTCAAATCCAAATCTCATTTCTGTAGCAGCTGGAGTAGTCCACATAATATTTGTCCTTTATCTGTAACAAGCAAAATTACTTGTTACGCAAATTATGGTCTTTTTGCAAGACAAAGCCATCAAGAAAATCATTATTTATCTTTAAGTCGTTCAGATACTAAAGTGGCATAGCCAGCAATATCATCCCAATGATCTTTGTAATTAGGATTGCCATAAAGAATTCTGCTTAACTTAACTAGGATCATGTGGATTGCTTCTTTCTGATCCGACTCTAAATCATTCCAAGCATTTTTGCTAATAATATCTTGAACTTTCTCAATAAAGCGTGATTTAGCCATAAAATCACCATGAGTTTCTTCACGTTCTACTAATATAGGGCTATTTCGCATTTTAAAGCCTCTTAGGGTCGAAACCGTAAATTGTGGATATTTGGTCAGCCAACTTATAAAAAGCCTTGCCATGCGCATCCCAATGCTTATAACCTTTGTTATAAAGCGCAAGGTGACACATTTCATGCAATAAAGTTTCTGAAATCGTAGAAAAATGCAAACAACGGCCTTTTGAGATTTCTATAGTTAAATGAGGATCACAATTAAAATAACCATAAGCGGTTGAATCATTAATTATTTTCCATTTTATTTTTCTAGCGGTGGGTAATTCATAGCGATCAAAAGGTGGCATAAGTCTAAACGCTGAATAAAGAGCTGCAATATATTTAGCGCTTAATAATGTCATTTTTAACCTTTCCAGCTTACCCATTCTGATTTATCTGAATTTTCAAACGATACATCCACATTGACAGGCATCGAGAAAGTAATGCCATGATAAGGATGCGTTATCCATAAAGCTTGCCTTGGTGGTTCAAACCCAAAGTTATTGCTATAGGCATATTCACAATACCCTTTTAGCGATCCGTTTACAATAAGTCTTTCTAATTGTATTAATTGGTGGAAGTGACCGATTATCATAGTATCGTATTCCATATCAATTTGGGCGTTTCTAGACCTTTTTTTATGGTCACCACGAATAATAGGCCCTAAAGCACCAATTACTCCGTCACCGCCTCTAAACTGATCGCCATGCGTTAATAAGTATTTATGGTTGTAAATAGCATATAAAGCGTCAGGGCCGTCAGGTATATGGAAAGACACTCGGCTATCGGTTTCAAAGTGTTTAGCTAAAAATTGGTAGGTAAGCCAATCAAAAGAAGTAAAGTTACGGCCTTTGTTTCTAATCTTATGTGTGTTACGGCCATGATTACCGCCTACGCATGGCACAAATACTTTGCCAAAATGATCTGCCAACGTAGATATGCACCAAATTAGCACACCAAACAAGTCTATGACTACAGGCATGATTTCTGCGTCATTGGTGGCCATCAACTCTTCATGGATGTCACCCGACACCATGTCACCGCCTAAAGCTAATACAATGCCTGGATATTTAGGGTTGACCATGTGATTGTTTAATAGATCAATAGCTACTTCAATCATTTTTTTAGCTCGTTTATGAGCTATCTTCATATTATAAGAATTGACATTATTAACTTGGTTAGGATCAACGTTTTCGCCCCAATGCCAATCCGATGCAAATAATGTAGGAACGCCTGGAGCTGATTTACTTGCGCTAGGTTTAGATAGCCAGCTAGGTGGTGAAGGTTTCTTTTCCGTCATTTTGAGAATTTTAGTCTTAACATAATTCTCATTTAATACATCACGATTGAATGAAGCTATCTGTGCTTCAAGGGTTCTTATCTTATCTTTAAGGGCTACTTCAGGTGGGATATTGGTAAGCTGTGGTTTAGCATTTTCTACATCAGATTCCATGCCAGCTAACTTTGCTGCTCTTATTCTGCCTTGAAAACAAGCTCTTTTAAGGCCTAACATTTCTGCTGCTTTTGACTCACTTCCGTTGCATTTTTTAAAAGCTTCAACCGCCTCCAACAACTGTTCTTTTGTCAATGACATATATAAGTCCCAAATAATAACTCAAGCATAAAAAAAATGCCGATCAAAAGGCCGACACATCCACAAAACATTAAGCACTTTACTATAAAAATTATTACTTCTTCCACTTTTGGTTATCTTTATGTTTTATTTCAATAAACTTCACATCTTTCAGCAAATTTGTCTTGCCGTCAAATATTAATTTAATATTGCAAGATATTTGTCTTTCTTTATTGTTT